GTACAGGATTAAAAACTATTAACTCTGACACAGCATTTGAAAGAGGTTTGAAAAAAGGTAATCTCTCATTAAAGATGCCTGACGAAGAAGAATACTTTAGAAATATTATAAGAGCTAAAGCAAAGATGACTACTGCTACACAATTAGATACTTACATACGAGGTAGATTAGGTCTTGTGGTAGACGCAACTGGTAGAGATATTAATACTATTAGTGGTCAAAAATCAATGTTAGACCTTATAGGCTACGATAGTTATATGATCTTTATTAATACAAGTTTAGAAGTAGCGTTAGAAAGAAATAAAAATAGACCTAGAACTATACCAGAATACCTTGTAAAGAATAGTTGGAATCAAGTACAAAGAAACATTGGTACGTTTCAAAGAATTTTTAGTCCTAATAAAATGTTAATTGTTGATAACAATAGAAGTGAAAAAGAACTAGTAACAATAACACTTAACACAGCTTCAAAATATATACGAACTAAATTGAGAACTAAACCAGAAAATGGTACAGCAATGGCGTGGATAAAAAAAGAACTAGATGCAAAAAGAAATATATGAGTAAAGGAGATGAAATGAAAGTATCAAGTGAAACAGCGATAAGTATGCCAATGAAAAATTTGCTAGCTATAGTAGCAACTGTTGCTGTAGGAGTATGGGCTTACTTTGGTGTGATCGAAAGATTAAATCGTATCGAAACAAATGAAGAACTGATTAGAAAAGATTTAACTCAAGCAAGTGAGAGAATTGAAGCTGATTTAGAAAAGAATACAGAATTTAGAATCAAATGGCCAAGGGGAGAAATGGGATCTCCACCTGCTGATTCCGAACAGTATATGCTTATTGAACATATGTCCGGACAAATGGATAAAATTACCATTCGTTTAGAAAAAATGATGAACAACGGAGTAAACATCATAAGATTACAAGAAGATGTTAAGGCCATGAGAGATGATATTGAGAAGTTGAAAGACAGTAATCGTAGTATAATTTATGAAAATGGTAACACTCATAAAAAAAAGGAATAAAATGAAGAAAATAATAACAACACTTTTTATATTATTGTTTGTGAATATTGCTATTGCTTTAGAATACAAGCCGGGTAAGGCGCATCCAAATAAAGAGGGTGTTGTTGGTCTATTGTTAATACTAAACGGTACAATAATTGAACACGTTTTTAAACCAAACATATCAACTTGTCTTAAATCTAAAAGAGTAGCACAAAGACAAATGGATTCAAATGGTAAAAGCGAGAGAGTACAATTTGCTTGTAAGATATTAGTAGCAGATTTAGAAGAAGATTCACAGACAAAATATGGATTAAGAATAACTAAAATAATATCAGGAGGAAACTAATGAACAAGTTAGAAAAGTATATAATTATATGTATGTTTTTTACCATACTTTTTGTAGGTTTAAACGTAAAAGCAGAAACACAAGAAGCACTAGATGTTGCTGAGAAGAAAGGCCTTATAGATTTAACTCCATCTGAACCAGAAATAGGCATTGTATTTGCAGTTTGTATATTTGAAAATGAAGATGGTACAAGGAAATTAGTAGATCATAGAGAAGCTATTAATATGAGTCACTGCTTGAAAGAGAAAAGAAAAGCGGAAAAGAAATATAAACAAATGAAGATAGACGGACTAACCGTTGGTTCATTTATATTTGCTTGTGATAAAGTAAAAGCAGAGATAGAGGTATTAGAGAATGGTGATTGGCGTATTGTAAAGATATTAGGTAAATATCACGAAGCATATAAAAAGAAGAAGATTTACGAGTAATATATGAAATTTAAAGATTACGTATTAGAAAGTATTATCGATATACCAAGACTTACTTATGCACCTGGTGTATTTGATAATGCTAATACGTCTAATCCAAAAATTAAAGCTAGTGTTAAGAAATTAATTAACAATCAGATTAAAGAATTTGAACAAGACTATCCTATATTGAAAATATCTTTAATTGGTTCTATTCTAACAAAGAGATATAGAAATGACGCAGACTTGGACATCAATGTATTGTTTGATGTACCAAAAGAAAAACAAGAAGATGAAAGAGTAGCACTTTCACAAAAGTATTTGTCTTCTAAAAATCCCGACAATATTCAAGGTAAAGAAATTCCAGGAACTAAACACCCTATTAATTTTTACTTTCTTACAGATCAGGAAACATATGACGATCAAAATAAAAAAGCTGATGCTGTGTTTGATATAGAAAAAGATAAGTTTGTTAAACGACCAGATGATTTTGTTTTTAATACAGACTTATATGTAAAAGAGTTTGGAAGAAAAGTACAAGAATTAGACGTAATTAAAGGTGAACTAAAAAGAGATATAATTGACTATGATGAATTACAAGAATTAAAACCAAATGATATTTTAAATTTACAAGATAAGATTAATGATAAGTTAGAAGAAATAGAAGATGGTATAAAGGACATTATCAAAGTTGGTGATACAGCTAATACTGAAAGAAGATCAGCTTTTGATACCGATATGTCACCAGATGAGATAAGAACTTATGGTGTTAAAAATAGACTACCTAAAAATGTAATCTATAAGATGTTAGAAAAATATCACTATTTAAAATTCTATAAAAAATGTAAACAAATTTTAGATGATGGTAAAGTGACAGATGCTGAAATAAATAGTTTAAAAGAAGTCAGATCAGGCAAAACGATGGCGTTCACATTTGGTCGTTTTAATCCACCAACAATTGGACACGAGAAGTTAATTAAAAAGGTTGCTAGTCAATCAGCAAATGATTATAGAATATTTTTAAGCAGATCACAAGATAGTAAAAAGAATCCTTTAGATCCAAATACTAAATTGAGATTTATGAAAGATATATTTAAACAATATAGTAACAAAATAGAATTAAATTCTACCAACATGGTTTTAGATTTAGCAACTATGATCTATAAAAAAGATTATGAAAATATTACAATGGTAGTTGGTAGCGATAGAGTGAATGAATTTTCAACGATGCTTAAAAAGTATAATGGTATCAAAAGTAGACATGGTTATTATTTTTTTGGTGATATAAATGTAGTGTCAGCTGGAAAAAGAGATCCTGACGCTGAAGGAGCAACAGGTATGTCAGCAAGTAAAATGAGAAAAGCTGCAGCAGCTGGAAACTTTGAATTATTTAAAAAAGGATTGCCACCAACATACAGAAGTATACCTAATATTGAAAGATTGATGAAGTCAGTTAGACAAGGTATGAATTTGACTTTGGAATCAAGAGAACCTGTAGCAAGTATGGCAGAATTTGAACAACAACAAATTAGAGATTTATATGTTAGAGAAGTAATATTTAACATAGGAGATAAAGTAAATTACACAAAAGAAGATTTACAAGGAATAGTAAAAAGAAGAGGAACAAATTATATTGTTTTAGAAGACAATAGTAATAGCTTACATAAGGCTTGGATATGGGATTGTATTCCAATATCATCTAACAAAGAAGCTGCTGTAAGAGAATACAATTTAGATGTAGATTACGGGTTTAAAGCTGTATCTAGTATCGAAGAAGTAACAATTAAAGTGACACCTACACAGGATAAAGTCATAAGTAAAAAAACTAAACGATTTAGTGAATTTAAGAAAGATTTAAATATGAATAAAGATAAAAAAGAATCTTATGAAATTGGACATGATTATGCCAAACATACGATCTCATTAACTCCAGGGCAAGATGGATACGATCCAAACTACAAAGGTGACAAATATGTCCCTAGTAAACCTGAAGATAACAAGAAACAAGTGGTTACAAGACCTATGACGACTGATATAGGCAAAAAAGATATTGAAAAATGGGCAATGTCGGATTCTACAATTGATAAATATAGAGATAGATATAGAGAAGAATGGCGTTCTAAACTAGACGAAGTAGTAACTAGAATGTTATCAAAATTAGAGTTGAATGATGAAAACGTTTAAAGAGTACGAAAATATTGACAAACTTTGTGAAAGTTACTCGTTTGAGCATGAAGCAGAGTCGTTACAAGAATCTGAATATCAGGGTAAAAAAGTTACACTAAATGACCCTACTAGATCAAGTGACGGTAAAAAGAAATTTTATGTGTACGTTAAAAATGAAAAAGGTAATACTGTTAAAGTAGGATTTGGTGATCCTAACATGGAAATAAAAAGAGATAGTGATAGTAATAGAAAAAGTTTTCGTGCAAGACATAATTGTGAAAACCCAGGACCAAAATGGAAAGCCAGATATTGGTCTTGTTATCAATGGCGATCAAGTGCAAAGGTAGATAGTTAATGAGTAAAACACTAAAAGAGTTAAGAACACAATTACAAGAAGCGACAGCTTCTAAAACAAATTTACAATACATTAGAGCTAAAACTGCTAGAAACGACCACTTTGAAACTAGAAGATATATCGCTGCTGAAATTTTAAGAGATAAGAAATTAGCAGATACTTATTCAGCACTAGAAGTAATCCATGACAACTATGGTTCTGTTATAGGTAATGACGCTATTACAATAAGACAGAAACTAGAAGTAGGTTTAAAGAAAATGTTAAAACAAAAAATCTCTAATTGGGATGAAGTGTGGAGTGACCTATAATGAGTAGA